AAGTGTTACCTTCCAGATCAGTAACTAAATTTTTAATAAAGTTATTTCGTTTCTCGTTTAAACAAATTGCTTCCAATTCATCATTGTATGTGTCAAATTTTTGTGGACCATGTTGAAGCAACAGGACATTGATCTTAAGTGTAGATAGATATCCCTTATCAATAAGTTGATTGGTTTTAATAACTTTGTCAACAGTTCCAAAGAGTCCTTCCAAGACCAGTTGATTTACATTAGATCCATCTAGCGTTCCAGTAAATCCAATCCTATGTTTACAATTATGTAACTTAGTCATGATCTGTGTCAATGACTTTGCTTTAAACTGGTGTGCTTCGTCACCAATTACAACATCAAATTTTTCAAACCACTTTTTTGGCATTTTATAGATTGACTGCCAAGTAGTAATCGTAATTCTCTTTGGACTATTCTTATCTCTACCTGCGTAAATTTTGTGACACTGATCTTCTGGATCCCATCCGTATTCTTTGAAGTCACCAACTAATTGTTCCACCAAAGATGTTGTGGGGACAACGATAAGAATGTTTGATCCCTGATCAAAAAACCATCTAACAATACAATAAATCATTAGAGATTTTCCTGATGCCGTAGGTGACAACAGGAGTTTGCGATTATATCTTAGCGCTTTGTATATAGCAGTAAGTTGATAATCCCTAACTTGAAATGGGATTTTTAAAGTCTTGACAAATTCATATACATCACCTGGACTAATACTTCCGTTTTTATCATTAGGTGATCCATAATATTCGTTGTGTACATCTTCAAATGTATATCCACGGTGACTTAACCAGTCTGTCAAGTATCCATATAGACCGCAATATATCTGCCCATTTGCTGGACTGAATAATTTGATCTTACCGTCCCAAATCCGTTTTTTGTATTGAGGCATAAATTTTGCCCCTGGAACATCAAAACTAAAATACTCAGAGAGTTCGTATTTTATATGAGGTTCACAATCAACAGACAGATAAACTTCGTTGCGTTTCTGAATCTTGACATCAGTCATTAGACACTACCCTGCATAAATTTCTGCCACTCGATACTATTCTTGATTTGAAAAGTACGATTGTTCAACTGTTGGATAACTTTCTCTAAGAAAAAAATTATCTCTTCATAATAATTTATACGGGTTGTAATGTTCTGTATCTCAGGATCTGCATCCATATACATCGGAACGTCTTGTTTCAAGACCTTCAGATCAAACGGGTTCTCCTGATATACAATATCATCAGCTTTACCCGTGTAGTATTCAAATTTTTCTCTGATTAGAGTTTTATACTCTTGTTCCTTTCGGATTTTAATTAGTCTTACATCAGACAAGTAGTTCAGATACTTACTGTGTAATTGTGGAATTTTTGTTGACTCGTTATCGAGTAGATCATTATCAAGTTTTGAATCTTCTGCCCATTGGGATTTGATATCATCAAGTGTAATCATAATCTTTTAAGTTTTGATCATAAATGTCATAGATTGTGTATTTAAACACAACATCAACGGCAAAGTATTCAGTGTCGTTGTATGTAGAATCAAAGTTTAGACCACCCAGAGTTACTGGAAATAGGTCTTTAAAATTGACTGCAAATTTTTTGTTGAAGTTGGAATCTAAGATGAAGAGGTTACCATCAGAATAAGTTTTCTCATCGTAGTCCTCACCAATCAATAGATCGTTAAAATCATTACCCGATCTTGGGTGTCCTAAACCACGAATCCAATCATGGACTGCTCTATAGTTTGTTAGTTTCTCATCGACAAGAAACCTTAAACTTAGATCGTCAAAATTAACTTCATCCCCTGGATGTGGGATGTAATTCATCCTGGTTGCTTGCGTAGTTGTTGCAAGATTCAACCCAGGAACGTTTGCAGACTGACAATAAAAAGCAACTTTAGGATACTTGTTCAACTGAAATTGAAATCCAATACCCGACAAAAAGTTTGAAGGGCACCCATCATTATTGATAAAATTGGCTGCCATTGTACTCCGTAAAGTTTTTCTTGTATTTAGGCATAAAAAAGGAGGGTCCGAAGACCCTCCAGTGTAACCTTGTGAAAATGGATCACATGAGGTTGAGAACGCGAGTACGACGATAGTAGACGTTATCGTTAGCGGTGAGGGCGCCGGAGCGCTGAGTGGTGCCACCAGCGAATGGGTTAGCAACCATACCGTAACGAGTCTTAAAGCCGATCTTAGGTTGGAAGGTGTCCTGACCGATGGAACGAACCATTTGGAGAGGAACATATGGGCAGTAGAAGAGACCTGCATCATAAGCAGAAGAACCCTTATAACCCATGACGTAGTAGTGATCGTCTGCGATGTTAGCAGAGTAAGGATCAACGTAGACCTTGATACGACCGTTAAGAACACCAGCAAGGGTGGACTCGGTGTCGTCAGGAGCACCCGAAGTAGAAAGTGCAGGGGTGTAATCAAGTACACCAGCCATGTTCAGGGCAGAAGCAACGTCAGCAGAGCAGACGATGAAGTTACCCTTTCCTCTACGAGTCTCTTGGCCGATTGCGTTGGCGTCTCTTTCGATCTGATAAATCAGACCCTTGAACTTCTCAACACTCCAGCGACCGTTGGAGTCAACGTCGAGGTCAAACGAACCAGCGTTAGCAACGTTGTTCTGAGCACCAGGCTTAGCAACGGTGTAGATGGTACGGACGACTTCACGGTTGATCTCAGCAAGAACCTCAGTCGAGAGGATGTTGGCAAGTTCAGTCTCAGCATCAAGACCATGAATTGCTTTCAGGTCCTGAGCGAGTTCGAGACTGTACTCAGCTTTCAGCGCACGGGCTTTTGCTTCTACAGTGACTTTCTCGATCGAGAAGGACATCTCGCGGAAAGCACCAGTGTTGTCACCAAGACCCTCAAGGGTAGCGGTGTTCATACCACCGACGGCGGCATAGTTACCTGGGGAAGAAGCGTTAAGAACAGCAGGGTTAGTTGCAGTCTCACCAGTTGCAGCACTGTAAGCACCACCACCAGCAGAGAAACCAGAAGGAGTCTCGTTGAAGAAAGCTTCGTTGTTGAATACGTTAGGGGTCGCACCGTTACCATCGCGGTCAGCACCACGGTGGGCACGCATTGCGAAGATTAGACCAGTAGGACCAGACATTGGCTGAACACCAGCAATGTCATATGCCATCAACTTAGGCATAGAACGACGGATGAGGCTGATCAGAACTGGATCGAAACCAGCAACAGGACCAGCACCAGCGGCGCTACCAGAGAAACCACCAGTACCTGCAGAGTTGGTTGGATCCTCATAAAGGATAGAACGCTCTTCGCGGAGGAACTTCTCTTGGTTTTCGAGAAGAATAGCCGTTACGGCTTTTCTATGATTATCTTTGATGTCTTCCAGGCCGTTGTGCTCCAAAATGGGAGTCCACTTCTCCTGAAGTTTTTCCGAATTGTACATTTTTCTGTAACTCCTTGTAGTGTGTTAAGTTAGGAATCCGTAATTATTTATGCGGAGATCATTTCCAACGATCAATCGCTGCCTTGTAGGCTGCCATTGGTCCTTCGACAAGATCTTCCTGTTTTTCTTCTACCAGATCTTCAGTGTGTGCGATCTGAGACTTAGGGAAATAATTTTCCTTAATGGTCTCAACTTTTTCGCGGAAAGATTCTTCACTATCAAACTCAACACCTTCAGTCAAGGAGGCGAACTTTTCTTTCTGTGTATGAGCAAGACCTTCGGATACGTCACTTACGATTCCATTTTTGATATAAGTTCCGAGTTTCTTGTTTAGCTCAACGTTAGTCTCGATTTGTTCATTGAGTTTTGTTTCCATTTCATCAAGCTCGGAGGTCATACCTTCGAGCACATCATATTTGTCATCTGGAATTTCAATATAGCTTTCAGTGAAGAGGTTCTTCAAACCAGTGATGAACTCTTCAGTGATTTCATTGCGAAGACCCGAATCAATGGCGAGTTGGTTCTCTTTGACCCACTGTTCGGAAACATAATCTAGATGAGCGTCAACGCGAGTCTCCATGGACTCTTTGAGTTCTGCAGTTGCAGCTGCAAGTTTCTCTTCGTAAACACTCTCAAACTTTTCGACTTGCTCAACAACCTTGGCCTTTACAGCGGCTTCAAAGATTGTGGCAGCCTTAAATTTGAAGTCCTCGGAAAACTCTTCTCCGTTGAGTAGGGCTTCAACATCAGCCTTAACATCAACTTCGATTTCAGTCTTCTCAGCGACGACTTCTTCTTCTACTTCAGTCTCTTCCATTTTTGCGGAAGCGGCGGAAGGTTTGGTCTTGAGGGACTTATCGCCCTCATGCGCCTGAGCAGCGGCAGCTTTTTTGCCGATGGAGGCGGTGTCATCAGGTTTGACGACAGGTCCACCCAAATCCGCGGCGGAAGTGGAGTTACCTGGAGTCTCACCTTCTAGTTTTTTAGGAGCTTTGTCACCAGCGTTTGCATTTGCAGTTACTGGATTCTGCTCTTCTAGAGTTTCGATCTCTTTTTCAACAGACATTGGAAAATCCTCTTGGAAAGTGTAGTATTTTCTTATAATATTTATCAGACTTGGAAGTTACGGAGTAAATTCTCAAAAGCTTTGAGTTTCTTTTCCGTAAGTTCGTTCACCGATGAGTTATCAATAGACTCTTTAACAGCGGCAATATCAGACTCTTTCCAGAGACCGTTATTCCAAACCCATTCTCTACCCTCCATGATACCTTCAACGAAAGCATCTGGAGCGGATGGATCGGCAACAATGTCCGCAGCAGTGGACAACATGAAGTCGTCTTTAACGACATTCGTGTCACCTCTTCTCTCAATCGAGCCAAGACCTCTAGATGAAACACCAAGTTTTACACCTTCTTCGAGAAGATTTTTGGCAATTCTCCCCATAGGGGTTTCTAAAAGTTTAGCTTTACCGATGAAATTATTACCCTTTTGTTCTAATGAAACAATTTTATGGGATACTCTATCTAGGTTGATGGAAGGTCCATCAGGGTGACCGAGTTCACCAAGAGCGCGACCTTTGGTAACATAACTTTCGTTATAGTTAGCAACTTCTCTTTGCAGAGTCGAAATGGGATACATTCTCCCATTGCGATTTTTTAATTCCGCTTGGAGAAAGATACCCTCAATGAAATGATTTTTCTTACCGTTGTTTTCTTCCGTTAGAAAGGAAACGTCGATAATTTCTTCTGCAATGAGTTTCATGGTTGTTCTTCTGGTTGTTCTTCAGCAGTAGCTTCAGTTTCTTCACTGTCATCAACCTGAACAATGGGTTCTACCTCATCGTAAGCATCCACATCGGGTTGCTCTTGATCAGGACCATTGAACATGGTCTTTGCAACTTGAGCTTTTCTCGCAGTAATGTATTCAGCGCTCTTCCCGTAGAGTGCATTATAAATTTTTTCATTTGCGTTGACGTGATCCTTATTCAGAATATCGTCAATCACGCTACCGACGGGTTGATCAACTTCAGTTTCCATACCAAATATTATGTATTACAAATATTATTTATCAAATATTACCCTTACCGTAGTCGTCAGGGGAAATCATGGAGGAGAATGCGGAATCTAAATCTCCACCGCCACCACCTTCAGGTGGGGCTTCTCCTTCCATTGCACCTTCTTCTCCACCCATGGCATCCATTGCTGCCATTGGATCTTGGATAATACCCATCTCCTTTTCCTTCACAATCTGGGCATCAATCTCTTCAATTTCATCCTCCGTCTGTTTCAAGATTTGTCTGCGGACATAATCAACGGAATAGTACTTACCGAGGAATGGTTCGCAGAGGTTAACAGCGTTGATACGCTCAGTTAACATCTCCATTTCCTTCAGTTCAGTGAAGTGATTATCGAAGATGAAATCATATTGGATATCTTCTTTTAATTCATCCCAGTCTTCAGGAGTAACAATACCCTTAAGAATGAGTTGTGTCTTTAGG